TATAGATCTAGAACCTAACAGATATGGTGTTTGGGTTTCTATTCAAAACACTGCGGTTGGAGTCCACCGAGCCTATGATTGGGAAGTCTTTTACGAGGTGCATCCATGAGCGTACATTATGACGATTTAGATATAAACAGGGATATTAGACTTGATTTACCCCTCCGGGAGATGAGTGGGACTGTTCGTACTCATAGCGTAGCTCCGCCACATCCGCTTGTTACTTTGGTGAGTTCTCCTGCGTGGACAACGCTAGATTCATATTTAGGTGTTCTCACCCTTGATGGTGTTGCTGATTATTTGACAAGTTTGGCAGCCGAGACTACAACTATGGACTTTACTTCAGGTGACTATAGTATAGGCGGATGGTGGTATCTCCAGAGTGGCGACCCTTCTCAAGAATTGATGAATCGTTTCGTGCTTAACGCCAATGGATGGGAACTATATCACTATTCAAACTTGATAATGACATTGCGCCACAGCCATTCCCTTACCATCCCACCAGGAGGGACCAATCCCCGTTCAGCCTGCTATTCGATAGGTTGGGCTTATAATACATGGCATTTTCTATTGGTTACTCGGGCAGGGGCTACTGGGCAATTCTATCGTGGCACACCACCAGGCGACTTTACTGCCCTCGCTACGATTGGCGATGCTTTAATCGACCCTGAATCTTGTGCTGCAAATCTTAACATCGGCGCTAATACTGGTCCTGTAAGTAATAGGCACAAGGGTATGTTCTGGAGGCCGAGGGTGTGGGCCAGAGCCTTAACCGAAGCTGATGGGCGGTGGATATATGAACGTGAAGTGAGGTGGTTCTTGTCGTGATAGATTTAATTGGGACATTGAGGAATATTTTATTAGAGGCAGTAGTGGCAAGAGTAGCGGCTGTATTGGTGCATGAGGATTTACACGCCTGTCAATTTATTTACCCCATTCTTACCACGCCAGTAGTAATAGCCGCAAACGGTGCAGCATGGACTTATGGTGCTTTGACGCAGATAGTTCCAATCAATACTATTGCATCTGACTTTACCATACACGAAATTACAATTAGTGCTATGTCGGCTAATGCTAGCTTTGTTGGTCAAATAACCTATGGAGCTGACGATGACGAGTGGTCTAACTTTGCTGTTACTAGAGGTGGCGTTCAATCTCAGTCATTAGTAATGCCGGTGCAAGGTTGTGTGATACCAGCCAATAGTGTAATTAAGGCACAGATAGCTGATTCTATTGGTACAAGTACATTAGCACTTAAGATAGCCTACCACTTAGAACCTTGAGGAGATATAAATGAGCACATGGACTTATGATATAACAGATAATATCGGTAAACTCCGCCTGATGATAGGCGATACTGATATAGTCCCGACCACTGATGCCCAGTTCAACGATGAGGAATTGACGTATTTCCTGACAAAGAACTCGAACAATCTCAACCTGGCGGCCGCTGATGCGTTAGGGGCATGGATAGGGGCGCTTACCAGAGAACTTGCCAGTGAAAAGATAGGTGATTACTCATATACCCGGAAGACCATTGAGAATATGAATAAACTGAAAAAGGAATTGGAGGAAAAGGATGCCTCAACTCCTGTGTTTGAAATCTCTGGGATGGACTTGTCCGGGGTAGAAGATACCACCGTTTCTGAGGATATAGAATAATGGTAACGAGAGAAGAACTAAACGAAGACCAAAGAAATTCATTTGCTCAATTAACAATGGAAGCAGGATTTAGTGATATAGAAGCCTTAGAACTAATAGATGAATTCTGTATTCAGAAAAATATGACGGGATTAAAATGCAAGGGAAGATTCAAATTAACACCTGAAGGCAGAGCTATGGCGGAATTGCTTGAGCAAGTTGAACAGAGGAGAAATTAATGAGCTATACGTCTCTTTTAATTAACTGGGCTTCAGTCTATCGCTATACAGAAGGAGTTCCCGATACCTATGGCAACCCTACTATAACATGGGCTGTTGTTCCCGACTTGTCTGATATAGCTTGCCGAATAATGCCAGTGAGTGGCGTGGAACTAAAAGTTGGGGCTGAGCTTGTTGTTGCTGACTATCAACTCTTTCTTGGGGATGTAACTATCACTGAACAGGATAGAGTTTATGTTTACTGGGGAACTGTGGATGCATGGGTAGAATACGAGATTCTTTTAGTAAAGGATAGGCAAGACGGTATAGACAGCCATCACAAAGAATGTTACTTGAGAACAGTAAGATGAAGATAACGACAAGTTTTATAGTAAACCTTAAAATAAAAGACGTGGAAAACAGCACCAAGAAGGCATCTCAACTCGGTATGAGAGATACTGTAGTGGATATATGGGGTGATGCTGTAAAGGACTCGCCAAAGCTAACTGGGCATAATATGAGGTCAATAGCTGGTGAAGTTTCTGGGATGGGTGTAGTCAGGCAAGGCAAAGATGCTGAACCAGAACGAGTCGTAGATGATAGCAAGATAGAGGGTGCTGTCTATTCTACGTCAGGTTATGGTGGATTCTTGGAAACTGGGACGGTGAAAATGCACGCCCGTCCCTACTTTAAACCTGCCCTTGATAAGGCATTTACCGCAGGAAAGGTTGGCGGTAGAATTAAAGCACATTTGCAATAGAACCTTCAAGTATGGTATAATAGACTTGGAGGTGATAAAATGCCAAAGATAGGAGAGATTGCAAAGGCTAGTGATACTGGGAGAGTTGGGCACGACCGACTTGTTTGGCGAGCTTGTATTGATTGTGGGAAGGAACGCTGGGTATCTTTAAGTAACTATGGTAAAGGAAGTAAAAGGTGTCAGGCTTGTAATAATAAATATACTGGGCCCAATCGTCTAAGGGAAAACAGCGGGAATTGGAAAGGTGGAGTTTGTAGGCTATACAATGGTTATGTAGCTATAAGAGTATATCCAGATGACTTCTTCTATTCAATGGCTGTAAGGGGCTATATTCGTGAGCATCGGCTTGTAATGGCAAACCACTTGGGTAGATGCCTTCAACCCTTTGAGTTGGTTCACCATAAGAATGGAAATAAAAAAGATAATCGGCTAGAAAACCTTGAACTTGGCTGTAGAAATGGACATATCCAGAGCCACAATAAAGGCTATCAAGATGGCTTCAAGAAAGGATATCTTGATGGCAAAGATAAGCAAATTAGAGAATTACAAGAAGAAAACCGAGCACTCAAAGCAGAACTAAAAAGGAGTAAAAATCATGGGCAAATCAGTAAAACAGATACGGGAACTTTATACTCAAGTATATAAATGTGCTTTTTGTGGCAGATTCTTTAGGTCAGGGAGAGCATATCCTGACATGTGTCTTGAGTGTAGCATTAAAGCTCTTAAAAATAGGGACTAATAATTAAATAAATTAAATCAGTCAAAAACCCAAAAGCCCTTCAAATCGAGGGGCTTTTTCTATTGGAGAACTAAATGGCAATAGCAGATACGAATTCAATTATAAGAACTTATTTAACCACCGCTTCACCAGCGACTAATCCGCTAATAGCTCTGGTGGGTTCTCAAATATACTGCCCTAGATTACCAGAGAATGCGACACTGCCGGCGATTGGCTTCTTTACCCGGGGTGGAACTTCAACGCCTTATATCCCAGGGATACCAGAGCCCAGTGTTCAATTCGACTGTTGGGCCGATAATCCTATAGATGCAAGGGAAGTCTATGGTGTTCTATATGACGCATTGCAAGGAATACAAAACGTGACAGTTGGCAGTTATCAAATCATGTCAGCTATTGAGGAAGTGCAAGGGCAGGACTTGGTAGATGTTGAGGTTCCAAACTACTTTAGAACACTTTGCTTTTTCCGCATTATGGTTAGGGCTGAGTAGTTACATAGCCTAGTTTTTGATTTGGGTGCGTTAGAAACCATTCTACAAGGCAGTCTATGACTGTCTTTTCTTGTAAAAATAAGAGGAGGAACAAATTATGGATGACAAGGAAGTAAAAGAAAAAGTAACCCCGAAGCAAGACACTAAGCCAAAACAGCCAAAGGTAACAATGAGTCCGAAGGAAATTGAGACTCGCTATCAAGCGCATCTAGAAAAAACAAGAGGAGGTAAATAATCATGGCGAAAACAATATCAAACGTTTTAACAGGAGTAGCTACTCTATCAGTTCGGGATGAGCACGCCCTAGCCGA